AAAGCCTCACGATACTCAACCATGATAGACTCCTCAAAGATACGAGGATACGAAATATGAGGATAATCACTAGGCTCCAATTCAATCAAATGAGGAAGCTTAGGACCTCCAACAGGAAATCCCATAGAAGTACCAGCAGGCATAGCATCAATAAAACGAATTCCATCAATACCAGAAATAGTCTCTACCTCAGTAAGAGGACACATCTGAGCCTTCCAAAGCTCAGACTGAGCATCAAAACAATCCTTCAAATCCAAAAGATAATCATCACAAGCCTTATCAACATCTGAGGCAGGAAATCCAATAGAAGGCTTACAGCAATGCTCAAGAGATGCAGCCCAAGGCTTCCATTCCTGATTAGTAACATGACCATTATCAAGAGTAATAGGAGTCTTAAACTTAGGAGCACCCCAGACATTCTTCATAGAAGTCACAGCAGCAACTGCATCAGAAATAGGCAACTGCTGAACCTTAGAGGAATACGAACACCGCCCCTTAACTTCTCCATAACAGACTATAGCAGCATCAGAAGGCAACCAATTCAAAGGAGACTTACGATGCACACCACCACTCTTCTCAAACTGCTGACCCAATACCATATCAGGCAAGTCAGTAGAAGCAGGAGCACGCAAGAACGAAGGACTGAGCTTCAATAACTCAGTAATCCCAACAACAACCTCAGGCTTAGTAAGAGCTGATGCACAACCATCATTCTCTCCAGTAATGCCACCCAAATGAAAGCCAAGAATATGCTTCTTAACGCCTTCACTAACAAGGACAGACATACACTGACCAGCAAAAGTAGGAGTAGAACACTGATAATAGGATCCCTTAAAATGAGAGAACCCATTATACACATCCAAACTAGGCTGCCACAGGACAGAATCATGAAGCATCTTACCTTCAACATCAACATAGAAGGAAGAAGCAGGAACATGACGATCCATAACAGCATCAGCAAAAGTAGGAATCATATCCCTACAATCTCCACTATTAGGCACATAAATCAAAGCCAAGTCAGTATTAGGAAAACGATACACAACCTTAGGATCAATCAAAAAATTAACAATCTGACCATCACGCTGAATAGTAGCCTTAGTAACTGAAGAAGGAATCATATGCTTAGGCACCATTAAGATATTAGTACGAAGCATGAATCCATCACAAAACTTAGATAGATCTCCACTATCATAGGAGAAGTACCACAAAGAACGACGAGCAATACTCTTCCATTCCTCCATATTAGCAGGAAAAGAAGTCTGAGTAGTAACGAATTCCTTCTTAACCCAAGGATTCTGCTCCTTATCACGAGACAAAATATCAGCAACGCTCTTAGGAGCAAGATTCCCCTGAAAGGAAGTCATAGC